CATCAAGGCGTATATCAAGATACATGGGATGGCTCCGTCTTATGAAGTGATGGCTAAGGGTTTAAACATGAAGTCCAGATCTAATATGCACAGGATTGTGCAGACATTGAAAGACTCTGGTCATCTTGAGAAGCGTCCTAAGAAGTTCTATGGAATCAGGTTGCCTGATAAATCTGTGAGAGCGGTTGCATCCTTATGAGTTTATTGACAAGGGCAGAGGTGTCGAGTTACTTGGCTGTAGTGGACACTGTCCCTGAAGCTGAGAGGAACAAGATATTTGCCCTGTTGGAGATGGATAGGGTAGAGAGATGCCGGGATTCTTATTTGTTTTTTGTCACTCAGATGTGGCCCGGGTTTATCTCTGGTAAGCATCATCAGATCATGGCAGATGCCTTTGAGAGGGTTGCTGCCGGGAGTCTCAAGAGATTGATCATCAATATGCCTCCAAGGCATACCAAGTCTGAGTTTGCCTCTTATCTGCTCCCTTCTTGGTTCTTGGGTAAGTTCCCTGAGAAGAAAATCATTCAAACTGCCCACACTGCGGAGTTAGCCGTTGGCTTTGGGCGTAAAGTTAGGAATCTTGTCCAGTCTGAGCATTATGGGAAGGTCTTTGACACCAAGCTCTCCTCTGACTCAAAAGCCGCAGGAAGATGGAATACCGACAAGGGCGGAGATTACTTTGCTATTGGTGTTGGCGGTGCTGTCACGGGTAAAGGCGCTGACCTTTTGATCATTGATGACCCGCATTCTGAGCAGGAGGCCAAGCAAGGTAACCCTGCGGTCTTTGATGGGGTCTATGAATGGTACACATCCGGCCCTCGCCAGCGTTTACAGCCCGGTGGATCCATCATCATCGTGATGACACGGTGGTCAAAACGGGATTTAACCGGTCAGATCCTCAAAAACTCGGAAAAAGAAGGAGTAAATGACTGGGAAGTGATCGATTTCCCGGCAATTTTGCCCTCTGGAACCCCTTTGTGGCCCGGATTCTGGAAGAAATCAGAGCTTGAAGCCCTTAAGGCAGAGCTTCCAGTGGCTAAATGGGAGGCTCAGTACCAGCAAAACCCCACTTCCGAAGAGGGAGCCATTGTCAAGCGGGATCAATGGAGGATCTGGGAGAAAGATGAGCCTCCACCTTGCTCTTTCATTATCCAAAGCTGGGACACAGCCTTTGAAACAAACAACAGGGCAGATTACTCCGCTTGCACAACGTGGGGTGTGTTCAACCACCCGGACAGCAAGGGCAGCCTTAAGGCAAACATCATCCTGCTTGATGCGTTTAAACGGCGAATGGAGTTCCCAGAGCTAAAGAAGAAAGCTTTTGAGATGTGGAAGGAATGGGATCCTGATACTTTGATCGTTGAGAAGCGGGCCGCTGGCGCTCCGTTAATCTATGAAATGAGGAAGACAGGAATTCCTGTTTCAGAGTATACGCCGTACAAAGGACAGGATAAGATAGCTCGTGTAAACGCAATCTCTGACCTGTTTGCTTCCGGGATTGTCTGGTGTCCAGATAAAAGATGGGCAGATGAAGTCATGGAAGAAATGGCAGCCTTCCCCAATGGCGACAACGATGACCTTGTGGATTCGACCAGTCAGGCATTGATCAGATACCGGCAGGGCGGCTTCATTGGAATCGACACAGATGAGCAAGAAGAGGTCAAGTATTTCAGGGGCCGCAAGACCGAGCGGTATTACACGGTTTAAGGAATCAAAATGGAAAAAAGCTTGTACGCAGCACCGCAGGGTTTGGAGCAACTGATTGACCCAAACACCCCAGACATCGAGATTGAGATCGAAGACCCCGAGTCCGTCGATATCCGAATGGGGGACTTGGCAATCCACATGGAACCAGATGAGACAGACGCAGATTTCAATGCCAACCTCGCAGAATTCATGGATGATGCCGATCTGCAAGCGTTAAGTTCTGACTTGATAGATGATTTCTCCAAAGACCAAAGAGACAGAAAAGATTGGGTTCAAACCTACGTCGAGGGCTTGAAACTTCTGGGTCTGCGCTACGAAGAACGCACAGAACCTTGGCAAGGAGCCTGCGGGGTTTTCCACCCCATGCTGACAGAGTCAGTTGTCCGCTTCCAGTCCGAGGGCATCTCGGAAACCTTCCCCGCAATGGGGCCGGTCAAGACCAAAATCATCGGCAAAGAAACCCCAGAGACAGAAGAAGCCGCAGCCCGAGTTCAAGAAGACATGAACTACCAACTGACGGAAGTGATGACGGAGTACCGCCCGGAGCATGAAAAACTCCTGTGGTCTTTGCCCATCACCGGCTCAGCGTTCAAGAAGGTCTACTACGACCCAAGCAAAGGACGGCAAGTTGCCGTATTCATCCCCGCAGAAGATTTGGTTGTCCCGTACGGTGCGAGTAATTTAGAAACCGCAGAACGGGTCACGCACGTCATGCGCAAGACCAAAAACGATGTCTTGAAGCTCCAAAACAGCGGCTTTTACCGCGATGTTGACTTAGGAGACCCCGGCTACGAACTCGACGACGTAGAGAAACAAAAGGCCGAAGAAGATGGCATGTCTGCCATCCAAGATGATCGCTTCCGTATTTTGGAGATGCACGTCGAGCTTGACCTAGAGGGCTACGAGCATGTTGACAAGGACGGCGAAAAGACAGGCATCGCCCTGCCGTACGTCGTTACAGTCGAAAAGCAAACGGGAACTATTCTTGCCATCCGGAGGAATTGGTATGAAGGCGACGAACTCCACCTCAAGCGTCAGCACTTCGTCCACTACCAATACATCCCCGGATTCGGGTTTTATGGCTATGGTCTCATCCATCTTATCGGGGGCTACGCCAAGTCCGCCACCATGCTCATTCGACAGTTGGTGGATGCAGGAACTCTATCGAACCTCCCCGGCGGCCTCAAGTCCAGAGGACTGCGCATCAAAGGAGATGACACCCCCATCCAGCCCGGAGAGTTCAGGGACGTAGATGTACCGTCCGGAAGCATCCGCGACAACATCCTGCCACTACCATACAAGGAGCCAAGTCAGGTTCTGTTTGCCTTGTTCCAAAACATCGTGGAAGAAGGCCGCTCGTTTGCCAACGGCGGCGACATGAACGTCTCGGACATGTCCGCCCAAGCTCCGGTCGGCACAACCTTGGCGATTCTGGAAAGAACCCTCAAAGTCATGGGCGCGGTTCAGTCCCGCATGCATTTCTCGATGAAACAAGAGTTCAAGCTCCTGAAGATCATCATCGCAGACTACGCCCCAGAGGACTATGACTACACTCCAGAAGAGGGTAGCCGCACCGCCCGTAAGTCAGACTACGACTCAACAGATGTGATTCCGGTCAGCGATCCCAACGCAGCCACAATGGCTCAGAAGATCGTCCAGTACCAAGCAGTGCTTCAGTTGGCCCAAACCGCCCCGCAACTCTATGACATGCCGCAGTTGCACCGCCAGATGATTGAGGTCTTGGGTGTCAAGAACGCCGCCAAGCTGGTCAAAACAGAGGATGATCAAATCCCAACCGACCCAGTGCAGGAAAACCAAGACATCCTGACGGGAAAGCCGGTCAAAGCGTTCGTCCAACAAAACCACGAAGCCCACATCCGGGTTCACATGATGGCAATGCAAGACCCCAAGATTGCCCAAATCATGGCCCAAAACCCACAGGCTCAGATGATGCAAGCCGCCATGCTGGCCCACATCAACGAACACGTAGGCTTCCAGTACCGCTTGGAGATCGAAAAACGCATGGGCATTCCCATCCCATCCGAAGATCAAAACAAACAAGTCCCGCCGGAAATGGCAGACCACATCGCCATCATGGCAGCAGACGCAGCCCAACAACTGTTTACACAAAACAGCCAAGAGGCCCAACAACAACAAGCCCAGCAGGCGGTTACGCAGTAAACAGCTTACAAGACTATATGGGCTTACCAACGGTTGGTCAAATCGGCGGAGCCGCAACCGTAACACATTGCTCGTTCTGGCCACGAGCATACAACTTGATCTGGAACGAATGGTTCCGTGATCAAAACTTGCAGGATTCATTACCCGTAGACCGTGATGACGGTCCGGATAATCCAGCAGATTACACATTACAACGTCGCGGCAAACGCCACGACTACTTTACTTCAGCACTGCCATGGCCACAAAAAGGCGATAGCGTTTATTTGCCATTAGGCACATCTGCACCGATTCGCGCAGAAGGCGCATCGGGCAATACAAATCCAGTAACAATTCAAAGCAATACAAACAGTCCTCGCCGTTTGTATTCAAACGACGGAACAGGACAAGCTCTTTATTACGACAACACAGTACAAGCCGAAGGCAAAGGACTATATGCTGACCTCACAGAAGCAACTTCTGCAACAATTAATCAATTACGCCAAGCATTTCAGATTCAAAAATTATTGGAACGAGACGCTAGGGGCGGTACTCGATATACTGAAATTATCCGTGCTCACTTTGGCGTTGTCAGCCCTGACGCTCGTCTCCAACGTCCGGAGTATCTCGGCGGAGGATCGACCGATATTAATATCAATCCGATTGCTCAAACAAGCAGTAGTACTGTTACTGGATCGTCTACCCCTATGGGCACACTTGCTGCTATGGGTACTGCCTTGGCTCATAATCATGGATTTACTCAATCGTTTACTGAGCACGGTGTAATTATCGGACTTGTGTCCGTCCGTGCAGACCTTACATACCAACAAGGCTTACCACGTATGTGGAGCCGTTCAACACGATATGACTTCTACTTTCCTGCCTTTGCGCATTTAGGAGAGCAGGCTGTCCTAAACAAAGAAATCTATGTTCAGGGCACAAGCGCTGACAACGATGTCTTTGGCTATCAAGAACGCTGGGCAGAGTATCGTTACAAACCATCACAAATTTCAGGCTTATTTAAATCAACTGCTGCCGGAACTCTTGACGGCTGGCATTTAGCCCAGAAATTTAATACATTACCAACGCTTAACAATACATTTATTGCTGATACACCACCATTAGATCGTGTATTAGCCGTAGGCAGCGAAGCTAATGGACAGCAATTTTTATTTGACTCATTCTTTGATGTCAAAATGGCTCGACCAATGCCAATGTACAGCGTACCTGGCTTAATTGACCATTTCTAATGGCTTCAATGGAAAACATCGACTTAAGTACTACCGCCGGCGGAGCATCTGCCGGTAGTGCTTTTGGACCTTGGGGCTCTGTAATAGGAGCCGGTATAGGCGCAGCCGCCAGTTTCTTTGGCGGCAAAAAACGCGATGACTCAAACGAAAGGCTTGCTCGTGAGCAAATGGACTTTCAAGAGCGTATGCGTAGAACGCAATATCAAACAGCAGTTGCGGATCTTAAGGCTGCAGGCCTTAACCCCATGCTTGCCTATTCACAAGGCGGAGCGGGCACCCCGATGGGTGCAACCGCACAAATGGGGAATCCACTAGGCGAAGCCGGAGCATCAGCGAAAGAAGCTGCAATGGCGGTAGCCCAATATCAGCAGCTGCAAACACAAAATAAATTAACACAAGAGCAAGCAAATCAAAGCGCAGCTTCTGCAAATTTGCTTGATCAACAAGCTATAACGGAGATGGATAGACAAGACCAGATCCGTACAGAAACACAACGTGAACGTGTAAAGATGCCGGGCTACGGAAAATACGGAGTCCAACAAGATGCAACAATTAACCAATTAAATAGCTCTGCACGATTAGCCAGAGCTAATTCTGCTTATATAGAAGCAACACAACCTGAAGCCACGTCTATTGGACTGGCGTACAAAACCGTACCGCAGGGGATACTGTATGAACGCGGAATTCGTGCAATAGGCGGTGCTGTATCAACCGCTAACGAAGCCGCAGATATTATTAAAAAGAAACCAACACCGAGGACACGAACCCGATGAAAAATGCAACTGTATTTTTAAGAACACAACATAACTATGATCACAACGCTGCCTCTAATGCGTCCGGGCTGGTTTGTGAGGAACCCACCCGGGCGCAGCAGCACCACAAAGACGAGTGTGACATTAACGTCATCCTCGAAAGATTCGGAAGAACTGGGCAAGTGCCCGTAAACGCAAT